GTGTCCTATTACTGACAAAAAACCGCCCCCCTTTCGAATAATTGCAGCGTGAACAGGCAGCACAAAGGTTTGAGTCATTGTCTGGACCGCCCAACCTTCTCGGAATGATGTGATCTACTGTATCAGCCTCTTGCCCACAATACTGACATATAAACCCATCCCTTCGAAGTATCCGCTCCCTTGTTTTACGCCAGGTCCTAGTCCCTACACCAGACTTAGCCATCATTCATTGGCCTTAAACATAATAAGCAATACCAAAACCCATTGTCTTGACATAGTATTACATGATTATCTTCTTTACATTCAGGCCTTGCATACTTACGAGCCATCAATACCAACCATTCTTCTTATGATGTGCAAGCGCTGTACATGCACAACCCTGGTATCTTGCATTAATATATTTAAGTCCATTATCAATCTGTTTAATAGGATCCTTCTCTTTACTTTTAAGTATCTGGAATAATCCATACGCACTTGACTTAGGATTCTTGGCTTTGTAGTTCCAACGCGATTCTTTAAATACAATCTCATCAAGACAATAGAATTGTTCAAAATTGTAATTCATCTTATGAAATGTAATTTGTTTTAATGTATTAACTTTAATTGTTTGAGATTCTGCTACATCAAGGCTAAAGATTTGAAATACAAATAGAGCGAGCCCAACTAGCGTGCACCTTCCGAGCAACCCCCTGCGGGGCTCGGCTTTTCGGCCTTGAGCCGAATGCGATCTAGAGCGTACCATATAGGTAGAAATCATTTCAACACCACCTTCAGGATTATCTCACTATGTGGACAGTGATTTACAACACATAAATCTGTAATCATCATCTTCAAGCCACCTTTCTAGGTATCCAGCAACAGCAGGCATGTATGACATTTCTGGCCCATGAATTGCCATGAACCGCATTGATCGCATCTACTGACCTTTGTGTCATTATTTACCACTTCAGCCAGATTCTTGGTTCCAATACAACCGCATGATTTACATTGATAGATCTTAAAACCTAGCGGTGCATCGTATTGTTCCATCCAGATGAACTCGGTTTTGCGAGCGCATCCATTACATTTAAATATTTCGGATTTCATTACATTCCACAAATTCATCCAGTGGTATACGCCACCCACCAATTGATTCATCAAAGTATTCATCGACCATATATGGTGTAGATATTGTCATGCCATAAACAAACACTTGAGAAAATGATTCTAGGTCCAGGCATTGTGTGGCCACAATAACCTTATCCTCATCCTTTTCCCATATTGGGATTGCCGTAGCAGTTCGTACTGATCGAACTTCAGTTGTGGTCCCTATGTCCGGTAAATGTCTGCGATTCCAATGTTCATGATTTGGATACCAGGGCACACTCCAAGTTAATCCATAATGCTTGGCTGCTGCCCATTCACAAACATTGGCCCTAATAGATGCAAGTAGTTCGTGTTCAAGTTTGCCATTGGCTTTACCTTGAGCATAATTAGGCCGATCGATAGATTCCCATTTAGTCAACCAACGCTCGGTTGCTAGTTGAGTACAAACTCTGACTTCATCTTTAGACAGATCAATTATCATGATTTACCTGCCCATCCATCACCTTTAAAGTGAATTGGTACTGCTGACCAGAGGCGCTTGAGTTTCCCCATGCATCCAGCACACTCAGGAACCTCGTGGTCAACAGGTAATGCAAGTTCAACCTGCGTCTGGCAAAACTCGCATTTGTAATCATAACTAGGCATCGCCAATTTGTAAACAATTAGCGCACCTGCCATCTTGTAAAATACGATCGTCATCGCATAGATCGCACTTTATATCTGACGGAATTACATGAACTCCATCGTCATCAAATCGAGCGGTATAACCAGATCCATCTATTATTTCAAGGTATCCCATCATTCCAACCCATCAAAGTACCAATTGCCGTTTGCAGTCATCTTGGCCCATTTAGCATGATCGGTGTTTTTACCTTTACATACATAACCAAAATATGGTTTGCCGCCTTTTGACACACCTTGCTTCAGTATGTGGCCTGCATCACAACAGACAGGCGGTTCATTAGGCGTCTTAGATCCTATTTGATCTACAACATCACCAACGGACCAGGCAACAGGTTCAGGATTAATTGCTTGCTTTATTTCGTCATCAAATGACTTGCGTAAGGCTTGCTCAACTGCTGCAGCCCTAGATGCTGGCGGTGAGTACACTCTCTTAGTTTCAGTAGTTTCCACCCGCTTCATATCATCTTGAGTTGCAGTTTTGTTTGATCCTTTAAGTAAGATTATTGCCCTACCTAATGCGGAACTGGCTGTATCTTCTACATACCATTTTTTCATATTAGGCATAAATGTTTCCCTGGATCCAAATGCAATATTTGATGCAGCAGGTTTATCATCATTGGCATCACGCCATAATGTAGCCTGGACCAAAATGTATCCTTCTTTCGGGTCATGACTTATGACTGAAATGTCCGATCTTCCATTTTTATATGTGCTAATAAACCATTTGTTTAAAGTAGCAACATCTTCATAATCATTTAAGTTAAAAGCCATTAATCGATCCAATCTAATGTGCTGTCTTGCATGGCGTCATGACAGGTTTTTGCAATTGAAATGTAAGCAAGCGCGTCTTTATAGTGGTCATCGATTTCTGGACTTTCCACGCTTCGGCTGATTTTGACCAGTGCCATGCAGATAGCGACTTGGTTTGGCGTAATTGGATAACCAACATAAGCCGACCAGAGTTCAGCGATTCGGTTGTGTTGTGGATATGGATGACCATACTGGCTTCCTCTTGTATGAATAAGCGCGATTGCATCATCAAACAACTTTTCAGTGTTTGTCATAATCGAATACCTGATCTTGCTTATTTTGGATCATTCGGCGATGAAGTTCCCACCCATCCCGACGGCCTCTCCAATAATGTGTTTGTTTGCGGTCCTCAATCTTTAACGCAACAAACCAATAAAGTGTAATTATACCTATGGTTAAAAACACTGCATTTTCGAATGTCATTTTGTAGCCTGCTCCCTTATTGCATTTGGTACGACAATCGGATCTCGATCATCGATTACTGTATACCTGGCACCTGACGGATGAATTGATGGTGCTGTTGCAACATAACCCCGCCATTTAATATCGATGCCATCTATTAACTTGCCTCTAAATACATCACCAGCATTGGCTCTGTAATATAGATGCAATCCATCGCCTGTCTTTACTGTGTAAGTTGGTTCAAACTCTTTAAGTAATGAACCACCATTTCTGTAATCTATATCAAAGACTACAAGTCCAGATTGATAGCACCCGATACCCAGATTGATATTAGGATCGAAATCAAACCAGAAATTTATTAACTTCTTGTCAGTGGTTGCTGATAAATAAGCGCGTTGGCATAAGCCAAAATGTGGATCTTTCATTTGTGGTAATAATGGCAGTACATGCCAACCACGATCTGCTAGATCCAGTGCAGCCTGTCTAGTGTTTATATCTGTCTTCATCTTGCTCCCTATCTGCAGGCCCTTCACCTGCTGATTGGGTAACTATGGCACTTGTCAAATAGGCCGACAACTAAACTATCGGCGTGTTTTATAACGATTAGATAACGCTAATATCCTCAAAATTATCGATATGGTCATCAATCGTGCGGGGCTTATAATCTGTTTCACGCCCCATAAGACCTTTTATTGTATCGGAATGATCCGTCATGATTAACTGGGATCAACTCAACCTGGTGGCCAGCCTTACCAAAACTCAAAACCACAAATCCCATATTCCAATCGCCAGACGCATATTTTAGATAACTCGCTTTATTTTTCTGATCCATTAAATGTCCAGCCTCTATGCCCCAAATCGTTGAATAACGGCCGTTTAAGCCAGTTTGGTGCCTAACTGCACCCTGCCTATGAGAATGCCCACAAATGGTGTTTAAATTCCATTTCTTGGCCAAATTTAGGCCAGTTATGCCTGCGTGCTTAGACATGTTGCCTTCGTCGCCATGAGCCAAAAACCAATTCTTTTCAAACTGATAACCCCTACGATGGAATTTTATGCCTAATGAACTAAAGTCCATAAATCGCTCATAGGTCAATTCTGGTAATCCAATTAAGGATGGCGCACCTTTAAGTAATGTGGTATATAAGCGATCAGTGTGGTTGGACCTGACAATATCTGTAGTTCCTAGATCAAATAAAATATCTTGAGCCAGGGCTCTTTCCTGATCTAAGGTTTCGGCAAACTCTAACTTTGTACCTTTTACCCAACGCGATTGGGAAGTAAAATCTAATTCGTCGCCTGTATTTAAGACAAAATCAAATTTCTCATGCTTAGCCATGCGGATCAGGTTGGACACGGCTTTTGGATGGTGCAGTGGAATTTGGAGATCTGGGACCACCAGGTATCTGCGGTTTGCTTTAATCTTCATCTCCGTCATCTGTTGGATCTATAGATGGAATTATACCGCCATCACCGACAATCCAATCAGGGAATGTTTTGTGTTCAGTCATTAACCAAAATGCGTGCTCTGGTGTAAAACCAGCCTTCCTTGCCGCTTTGTAGCAAGTATGCAACGCGATGTAATGTTGATCGATTTTGCTTAATGGTTCAGGGGAACGGCGAACTACGCGACGATTTATTTTTTTGCGTTTCCGTGTGTTCGCCATAAATAAAATTATCTCTTAGATATTAAAACAAACAGATCATCGACACGCTGCTCAAGTCTTGTAATCTGGTCCTTGATTGAAGATCCCGAATTTGGTTTAAGTTCGTTTAACCAGCCTTTAACCAGGTATCTCAAACCAATAAACACGCTTGTTAGTACGGCGCAAGCGCCAGCGAAAAATCCAGCCCATTCTGTCGGTGTCATTTCGCATTAATTCCGTAATCCACCTCATAGCCTGATTTTGGATCTAAGGCTTTTGCTGCAGGTCCAGCGAATGCTGCAATTGCAACTGATACAACAGGATCAAGTCCTAATTCATTACTAGCAAGAAATGTCAAAAATGATACAAGCACGCCTCTTAGGTATGATTTTAAAATTGCCTTTTGCTTCTTTGTGATTTTCATTCGTTGCCTTTCAGTAGTGGGATGTCAAACTCGGCTGAGTTATGATCTTGATCTTTTTTAAAACTAATATGTAAATGATGCGTGTGCTTTGATGCACCTTTGTATTTACGCCAACGCCAACCAAGAATTGGTGATGCAATACGGCCGTTAAATATTACATAACTGATGCGGCCCTGAGATTTCCCATATAATCTAATTTGATCTGCCAAATATTCTGGAAGCCTTTTGTCGTCAGATAACCGAGCAGTAATATCGAGAGCACGCACGCATCCTGTTTTTGAGTCTGGGTTATGATCGGATTTTGATGCTCGTGATAAATGTGCCAAAGAAGCCACCCATCCATCACTTTTACGATTCCTGTCGGGGTAGCAGTCATCAACTTGTTTTCTAAATTGAACGGCCGCTTTAGATAGCCAGGGCTTCATTAGCCAAGTAGCAATTTTGCTTCATCAGCAGTAATGCCAAGTCTGTCAAGTAATGATTGTTTTTCGGCTGCCTTTGCTTCGGCTTCGGCTTTAGCAACTGCTTGTGCTGCTTGATTTGCTTGCCAAAGAGCAAACTCATCATCGTTTATTTCACGATCGATTACTTCATTAGTTTCAACATTATGAATTCTTATTATTGGTTTTGTTGATTTAGCCATTATTTAACTCCATATAGTAGAACTGTTCCTGATGAGAAATTATTTCCTTCGACATCAATAACTATTGAACTTATTGCAGAATTTGATCTAAATGTTCCACCAGCAAAATAACTTCTTCTTGTGGGATTATTATTAGAATAACTACCAACTAAATTAAAAGGCTTATAAGAAGTGGTTGAAGTATAATTATAAAATTCCAAAACAAAAACATTATCAGAATTTGTTCTTAAAATATCTTCACCAGGAGATAATTGTACCCAACCATCATTAAAACTGCCAGCCGTTCCATTTATCACTCGACTTGTATCTGTTAAATTATTTACATTGTTTGGAAATAATCTAAAGCCACCACTATTAGCCGCATAAGTCATTCCACTTATAATTAAATATAAAGAATTATAAGTTTGTGGGATTGATGACAAGGTAACTGAAGTTCCTGATAAAGTTGTTGTACTTATTAAAGTCATCCCACCGGCAGCAACGGAATCCCATTTTAATCCGCTTGCTGTTGATGAATCTACTTGCAAAACATGACCATTAGTTCCACCAACTGCTAATCTTGCAACTGTGTCGGCTGCTGTTGCAACAATTAAATCACCTTTAGCATCAACAATAGATTTTTGAATTGCATTACCAGCATTTGTAAACACTGTGCTATCAATTGAACTTCCAAGTGTGCGAATTGCAGCGGCACCCTGAGAAACCAAATCGGTATCTGCGGGGGTTGCCCAGTTATAGTTCGTAGTATTCGGCATTTTATCCTTTTCCTATCAGGCCACTATTGTAGCGTATTCCCAAGTCAATGTTGGGTCTATTGTATTCCAAGCCTCTGTTACTGGCGTGGTATTCCAACGCATGGCCACCTGGCTGAATGAAGTTGGGGATACATTTAAAGTTAAATAAAGTTGGTTAAAACTGACTGACCAACTCCATCCTTCGACATATCCTTGAAATGTCCCGCTTGAGATTTGGCTTGGTAAATTTGTTAGATCAATTGGCATACCCATAAACACCCCAAGTAAGGCATCTCGATCTGCATCATCAATTTCTGAGTTAGTTAATGGGAATGTGATTGTGTCAAATTGAGGCTGTGGAAAGGCACGCTGTGAAATATAACGATCAGCAACCGCTTGGGCATCTGTAGCATCATGTAATAAAGAATTGATGCTTTGAGCCTTATATCCATAAGTTGCGATCGATGTAGCACTCGTGGCTGTTTTCTGAGAGTTAAAATTATTGCCATAGTTTATATAAATGTCATTTCTAACATCACCAGCACGCATGATAGTTTTCAAACCTTTTCCAATAGCATGTCCAGCATCTAGTTCAACATACCCATTAGTTAAAAGATAGTTTTGCCTGTGGTCTGCATCTGCATAACCAACATTACCTTGATTGTCTTCATACAAGTAACCAAATGCTGAATTGGCAATTTCTGAGGCTATGTTATAAATGGTGTCTGGACTGGCTGCTCTATTTTCCATTTCATACAATCCCGGGGTATCAATTTCACCCAAACCAATATCGCCAGCATTAGCCCAAGTTTCAGTTGGATTGTATCCAGCCCAAGTTTCGCCAGCAGGTAACTCATTCCAAGAAGCAAGCAATAAATCATCAAGTAAATTTAAAATCTGGTTGCCATCAAAATCTCGTGATAATGTGCCAGTAAATATAGTTTTAGCAAGTTTAGCCAACGATCCTACTGCTAATATACTGTATCTTATTTCAGTACCAGCAGCGCCAGCATTTCCCACTTCAACTGTTAAATCTGTAATATTGCCACCAAATAAACTGACATAATTATTAGTTGAATCTTTTACCTGTAAAGCAATTCCATCATTTATGTCGAATGGATAAGATTGATTATTTAATGCAACAATAGTTAATTGCATATAGGATGCAACTGGCTGAGTATAAATATCTTTACGCCCTGCATTGTGTGCAAGGTTGGCAATTGTTACATTTGTATAATCAACCCCATTGACTGATAATTTCCAGGATGGTGTGAAAACTGTCATGCTTGTCCAAATGGGGTTCCAACATAAGTTCCACGGCCATCGGCTTGAGTTTGAATATCTTGGATAACTCTGTTTAATCCTTCAGGATCTACAACCGCACCAGATACATAAACATTGGTTACATTTTGAGCCTGGCCAAATGGTGTGCCTGTGAATGACATGTTTTGTCTACTTAGGTTTTCTGCCTGTTGTTGTAATACATTGAACTCAGCAGTTAATTTATCAAACTGCGCCTGAGCAGCCTTTCGTGAAATTCCTTCAGTGGCAACTAGGAATGTAAGTTCGCTGAATTGTCCTTGAATAGCAGTTAAGCGATCAGTTAGGTTTTGTAAACTTGTTGCACCGCTTGGTGTAGTTGAAATACCACCGCGACCGCCACCACCACCACCAGCGCCACCACCACCAAATCCAGCACCAAATCCACCACCGCCACCACCTGCAGCAGTACCACCCAAACCAAACATTGGATTTCCAGATCCGTATGTAAATGAACTACCACCTGAATCTGTTTCATCTCCACCTGCAGCAAATTTAGTTAGACCATAAGTTACGGCAACGGCTGCTAATGCTGCTGCGGCTGCACCAACAGATGCTCCACCAGTTGCGAACGCTGTGGCAACACCTGCACCTGCGGCTGCTGTTCGTAATGTCTTCATGGCTGTAATTAATGTGCCAATTGCAGTAACAAATGCAACCACTTTACTGGCCACAAATACTGTAGCAATAATTCCACCTAATACAATTAATTCATCTTTGATACTTATTACAAATTTAATAGTTGATTTTACTTGCTCACCAAATTCATAAGCGCCTCTAGTAGCATCTGTTAAACCTTCGGTAACGCTCTTATCTCCAGTTAATCCTGCAGCGAATGCTTGAATTCTTGGTACAACATTTATTAATAAATAATCTGCAAATTGCTTAACAATTGGTAATAATGCAAACCCAATCTTTTCCTTTGTCTGGTCAACTGCAATTTGTAATTGTCTAAACTTAAACTCAGCATTGGTTGCTTCATTATCAATAAATCCTTTATAGGTGCCTTTAAGCATCTGCATGATTTCTTCATGAGATTTAGTTTTTAAAGTAGCCGCATCAATACCTAAACCAAGTTTACCTAATGCAGCATTTTGTCCATCAAAACTTTTACCTAATGCATTGGCTACTGTTTCTAATGGCTTGCCTGTCGCAACACTTATTTCTTGTGATAGGTTTAATAAATCTTGAGCCTTAGTTACATCATTTGTGGATCTAATCAAACGACCCAGGGCAGGCCTTAAAACATCATCTGTGGTTGCAGTAGCAATAGATTGTTGGTCAATATAGGTATCTATTGCCTTAATCTGTTCATCTGTGGCCTTCGTGTTGGCTCGGATGGTTTGCTCTAATGACTTCCTTGCCTTTTCATCTTCAGCAGCAGCCTTTACTGCAGCAACAGCAAACGCACCAGCAGCAGCGCCAGCAGCAGCGAATGCCAGAGCAGCCTTCTTGCCAAAATCGGCGATCTGCTCTTTACTATTATTGACTACCTTTTCTGCATCTTTAAGACCATTACGCAAGCCATCGATGTCAGCCGCTAGTGCTACTGTTAAGGTTCTAGCCATTATCAAATTCCTTCTTTATTGCAAGGATAACATCCTCAAACTCTTTAATAACTGTTGGTTGCAAGTGTCTTAATGTTGGGAATATAAACCAACCCCGGGATCCTGGACCTTTAGGCATTGGACCAGACCATCTTGGAAATTGTGGATAAGCCTTTGATCCAAACTCATGTGCTGCACCAATACCAACACGATTACCTTTTGTATCGTTACGACTATTAAATTGAGTTGTCGCACCGCCTGAAAATCTTTGACTTGCAAAACCAAATTTGATTTCACCTAAAACGGATGTCTTGCTGACTTTACCACCTTGAGCAATACGATCTGCAGCCTTGCCGCGTGATGCAGCAACTCTCTGGATTTCTCTTAATTCCTTTTGAGCAATATCTCCAACACGCTTGGCAGTTTCTTTAGTAGCAATCTCGCCCATGTTTCTAATTACTTTTGAAATTTGGCGCAATTCTTTAGGATCGTAAACGATTGATGGTTCAGTCATTTCTCTCCTTTAAAATCTCAATTGCTGTTAGTATGTCTTCGGCTTCAGTCCATTCGCTCATTGGGATCTGGGTGGCAATTGCCAACTGGATCAATAAACGATTTAGGCTTCCTGCGGGGTGGCTTTTGGGTTTGCATCACCAACAATGACATCTGTAACTGTTTCACACCAGGCTTCATAAGGTTTGACTGGTTTGCCAGCCGCTTCTCTCTTATGTGCATGATATGCCAAAAACATTAAATCACCGATGCCCATTTTGTCTTGAGCCTGGCCGATAATGTTTCCAGTGTGTTTTTCCCACTTGGCCCACTCAGGCGGTTGGGCTACATAAGTTGCTTGCTCGCCTGAGTTATATTCAATTGTTATTGGTAGTTTCATTTATTGCTCCCGATTCTATTTCTTAACTAAATGATTCTGCTGGCACGCCAATTACTTGGAATGAAAGAGATACTGTTTGAGCATCTGGTGCAGTACCGCCTGCAGATGGCCAAACTGGTAGTACCTGGAAAGTGAAAGTTGCACCTGCTGCAGTTGTCATTACTGTGCTAATGCCTGTGTTTGGTGCTGATTCAGCAACGCCCCATAGTATCTCGCATAGAGATCCTGTTGCGCCCCAATCGGCTAGCATCTCAACATTGAAAGTAAAGTTGTTATCAATTACTTTATATGCCTTGCCGTCTAATGTTTCGTATGTTTGGCGGTTTACTTCGCCAACTAATTGTGCAGATGTTGCTTGAGCATCAAAAGTGTTACCACCGATAGTGAAGGTAACATCTCTGCCCGTGATTACTGTGGTAGACACTTGGACTCCTTAGTTTGTTTGTGTGTAATAGGTTGATACATTTATATCAGCGATCAACATGGTTGATGCGCCAACTTGTGTAACTGTTGGTCTTTCGACCGCTCCGACAACATATCCGTTAGGAATAACTGCCAGAATACTCATGATTAATTGCTCAATATTATCTAATGAGCCAGGGTTTGAATTGTAGGCAACTGCTGCAGTAATAGTTAAATTAACTTTACAACGAATTGTTTGCTTGCCTATTGTATCTAATTCTAGGTAGGGAGATGCAGGTACGAAAACTATTGCAGGGCTCATTATAGATTCTGGTACATGATTGTAAACATTAGCCGCTAAACCAGAAAACGCTGTTGCTAATGGTTGACGAACTGAACTTAATAAAGTTGATGCAGGCACTATTGAGCCATTGTTTCTGTATCAATATATGGACCTAACAAGCCCACGCATTTGTTGAACAAATTTCGGCCCATCCTAAACGGAGCGGCTGTAAAATCAACGCCCTCTATTTGACCACCTGCTGCAATTCTTGCTTGGAAGACTTCAACTGCAACTGCATAAACTGCACTAATGATTGATTGATTACCGACATATGTTGCAGCGTTGGAAAGGGTTGCCATTCCAGATGGGATGACATTAGCCTCGAGTACATCGGCGTTGGTGATTGCGGTAGAAAAGGTAAATTGCCCAAGATTGTCTGCCAGTATTGTTCGTGTGCCATTATATGGGGAACCGCATCCTGTGATGACAACTGATTGCCCTTCAGTAAATTCGTGAATGCCAACTGTTGTAAAAGTTGCAACATTGTCATTTAAAACTGCTTTTTGAATTGCTGATTTGTATGACACCAACATTGGAAGAATTGTCTGCTCACTTGTATCTATTATTCCATTTAAGTATGTGTCATCATACAAGGAAGAAGACACACCAAGCACACTTCTTAACTGACTAGCAGTAATAATGGTTGGCATGTCTTCTCCTTACTCCCTTTAAAGGATGCCTGAGATCGGGAGCAACCCCAGGCACTCAGTTAAATTACGCTACTGTTAAACCACGGAATGCTGTTGGGTAGCGGTTAACTACTGCAACATAACCGTATAGACCGATCTCGATTCTTCCGTTAGCAACTTGAGTTGCACGAAGTTCAATTCGTGGGCTCTCATGGAATCTCATGGCTGCTGATGGATATACAAGGCCGTATTTAACATTTGAATTGTCGCCAGTGTAGTTAGGGTCAACAACCAATTGAAGTCCAGCAATCGTTCCAGCAGTGCTTCCTTGTGAAACTAAACCTGCTGCATTTTGTGGAACTGCTGCTGCAAATAGTGGTCTTTGTGAACCATCTACTGCACCTAGTAATCCAGCAAAATCAATTCCATCCTCGCCGCCTGATGGAGCAACCATTAAACGGTTTGGTGTAAAGCGCATTACATTGTATGAATCTGCAATGCCTTGTGCAATTGACTTGTAGATTGTTGAAGATGAAGTTGAACCGCAAGCATTAACTGCAATTTTTGCTGCGTAAGCATCTGTCTTTTGTGCATAAGATGCTGCTAACTCACGAACTAATAAATCAGCGAATGATCCACCATCTATCGATCCGCGATCAAATAATTCAACATTGACCACATTGGCGCCTGCAAACTTGACCACTGTATCTTCTTGATAGGTTACTGCAGTGTCTTGAGATGCAAACTCTACACCTTCAGCAGTTTGTCCAACAATTGCCTGGGCACCTAGAACTGGAGTGAAGATTTTCATTCCTGTTGCTGGAAGTGGTGCGCGCTCAATTGAATCAATAAATGGTCGAGATGAATCAATAATTCCAATTGCATCACGAAGATAATTTGGTGGAACTGCTCCAGTGTTTTCTGAAACTGTTGCAATTTGTAATGCTGCTACTAGATCACGGGCATCAGTATCTCCCTGAATTGCGCGAACTTGTGCAGTTAGATATTGTCCAGCAGTTACATTTGTGTCAACGCGTGGCTTTGTGTATGCCATGAATGTTGATGCTGTAACAACTGGTGCTTGTGCCGCTTCTACCGCTTCGGTGGCGATAGGGGCCTCAGAATTTACTTCTGACACTTGTTGCTCCTTTGGTTGTTCATCCGTAGCGGTTGCTTCGGAATTCTCTGGTGTTTCACTCGCTGCAACTTCGGCAACTCTTGCACTATCGATTGCAGGCTCAGTTACTAATGACACTTCTTGAAGTGTGCTTGATTTAATTCTTAGCACGCCTTCTTCATTTTTCCATTCGTTAATTTTAACTCCAACACTAAAGCCGTCGCGTAATCCAGTAGCGGCCTCCTCCAATGCGTCATCCGCGGAAAAAGTTTTTGCCAAACGGAAGGTAGCCTCTAAACCTGTATCTGTTGCTGTTATATCGATAAGTTTTCCTAGCGGTTTAGTACGCTCATGCTCAAGTAATAATTTTACTGGCTTAGAAAAATCAATTGAATCTTTTTCAAAAACAGTTAATCCTGCACTTGTTGAACCTTGCTCATCCCAGGTTACAATCTTGCCTGAAATTGTGCGCTTGTTTGTATCGGCGGCGGTTATTTCAATTGGGAAATTAATCTTCATCGGATTAAGTCTTCTTCCTCTTGTATTTGTTCGACACTCATCGCGCCGATGCGGTTTAGTATTTCGTAAACTTGCGCACGCTCTAATGCTGAACCACGCAAGAAGTCATCTATGTCAAATCTAATTTCCATGCCATTAGGCACAAAATCAGCCATTGACAATCTTTGTTCAATTGCAGTTAATATTGGCCGTAATGAGAAATCAATTAATGCTTTTCTTTCGGCTGTCATATTTGAATATGTCATTGATGTAGTTTCTGCAGATAAAAATGATGCAGGAATGCCGGCAGCCCTAGAAATTTCTAATGCAAGATATTGTCTTGCTTCGTTAAGTTGTAATTTAGCAGGATCAAATCCAACTGCTTGTAACTCAACATCAGAATTTAAAAATGCCGTGCTGCGTGTATTTCTTGCAACTTTCCACTGTTCTAATAACTTTGAAATTCTTTCAGATGTTAATGGTGCACCAGATGCTTTAAGCGCCATTGTAGGCATTGGTTCTTTAGCATACAACTCAGCAGCATTTTCTAGTGCTAAGGCGGCTTTTATAGTGCGGCCAGCGCGATTTAATATTCCCTCATCGAGTCCGTTGAATACGATTAAACTTCCAGCGCCAAATGGTGGAACTCTTTTACCATCAACTGTGTAATATTCAATTTCTGTTGAATCAGTATTTAAACTTGCAAAAACTCTGTTTGGTGCAATTCTTGTCCATGATCTAATTCTTGAACCATCGGTAAGAGAATAATTTTCCATTACCATTCCATAAGCAACACCAAATAATAGTAAATCTTCGGCAATCCAAGAATAAATTGCTGAACCTGCAACTCTTGGATCTGGTTGCATGATTACGCGTTGTGGTCTTACATGCTCATTTGTAAAATGATTATATTGCTCTAATGGTAAAGATCCAACTGTTGAACAAATAATATTTCTAGCACGAGCGCCAGATGGTACTGCCATAAATTGTTCACGAGTTGCTGTTGATGTGGCGAACAACATTCCACCAACAAATTGTTGCGCGTTGTATGGCGCTAACGCTGCTTGAACATCGACTTGATCGACTGCCTGTTTTGTGGTAAAACGATCGAATAATCCCATTGGTAAAGATTATACCATTTAGGCGATTTGTATGTCTATTTCTGTTTGTGTCTGAGTTGCAAAATATGTAGCGAGCGCACTGGCGACTGCTGCACAAACGGCTACCTTGCTTGCCCTTCTTCCGATAATCCAAGATCCATCTCCATAAGGTAATCTGGCTGCAGATAACACTTGCTGAGTAAATTCTTCCTGACCACCATGTTGTAATCTGTGTGAATTAATGGCTCCAAGCCAACGATCACAACTTTCGCTGTAAATGCTGCCATCCATGTCCGTAACAGGTATTCCAGCAGGAACTAACCTGCTAGCAATCGCCTGGCTTGTTTTTTTGCTATAGGCAACAGTTTCAACATGATATTTCCTGACATAAGGCGCTATGTCATTGGCAACGGCAAAATCATTTAATGAATAATCATTTGACCAGGTATGAAGCAAAACCATGTTAAATCGTTCGCCATCTAATCTTTGAGCAGCAACTAAGGCTGCATGTTTACGATCTGGTGAACAATCTAATCCAAACCAGGTTGGCTTATTTGGATCTAGTGGAATTGGATCAACTTTACATTGTGCCCATTTTTGAGCATCTACTGCTGAGTTTATTGTGTCAACCCATTGTGCCAAGATTTCAGTTCGAACAATATCTTGTGGATCATTTATTACTGCACGAATATTATCTGGATGAATTGTTACACCCAACGAAGGGTTGGATTGAGCGAATGCACGCCAGTTGATATCGCCCGACGGAAGGGTAATCGGCGCATCTGGTTCGGCACTCCACTCAAACCAACCAATCGGGTCTGAGGTTCCCGCACTCGCTGCAAGAGCGCGTTCACGAAGTTTATTCAAGATTATACTATGTTGATCGCCAGCCGAACTATAAATCCATACCTGGGGATTTTTAGCAGCCATCATTGAGTAACGCATTGATGACCAGGCTTCTTCATCCTTGTATTCTCTTAATTCGTCTAAATGTATGGTTTCTGGTTTACTCAATCCTCTCGCGGCATTGTTTGATGCTTTTACAACAAATCTGCGGTTGCCTTTAAGTTCAATTTCTTCGGCTCCATGTTGCCATCGGATTTTCTTTACTTCAGATGCAAGTTTGTCATTTTGTTCGATGTGGCTGACTATCTGTCTAAATGTTTCCAGGGATGTTGTAAGTCTGTGAGCAGATGCCAATTGCAATCCCTCACCCCAAACATACATGCCAGTTAAAATGCGTAACATCATGAGCGTACTTTTACCCTGTTGACGGGCCATGATCAAACCTAATTCTGAGTGATGCCAACGGCCGTCTGGTCTTACCTTGTGGCCATGAATACAGACAAACTCTTGCCATTCCATAAGTTTAAGATTGATTTCTTTTGCAAACTCAATCATTTCATGCCCTTTTGATGGTAAATCATTGAGTTGGCTGTGAATACGCGGTGTTTGAACACCCCCTATTTCCGATTTTGCCAGATTAAATCCGATCGCTCCAGGATCAGTCATCACGATTTCGATTCGAATGGATCGTGCCCGATCGAGGTATTTCGTCGGTTAGAAAGATCGAG